CGCCAATGTTCGAAGCTTTATTTGTTGTCCTATTCGTCGCCTTCCTCGCATTCGTTGGCACTGCACCGCAGGAAGCGATACAGTTATTCCTCTTCCTCACCTGGTCGGCGATGGGCTTGACAGTCCTCTGGACGCTAGTGAGCGGCCTGCTGAAGCTGCTGTAACTCCTTCACGTTCTTGTTGAACCCAGCCATCAGGTTGGTGATCCGATCTTCCACCGCTTTGACTTCTGCCCGCGGAGCGTCTTTCTTGATGAGGTCTGACTTAATCTTGCGCTGCTTCGACACGATCCGCTCCACCAGGTTGGCGCGAGCCACCAGCTGATACTCCGGATGCTCCGCCTTGAACTCGTCGAGCGTCAATCCGTCTTTCCTCCGACCCTTCAATTCCGCCTCGACCTCGTTGATGCGCTTCAGGTTCGAATAGAATGCATTCCCCTGGCTGGATTGATTCTCTGCATTGCCATAGAACCTTCCGACCAAAGGCACCTTATGCGGCGGCAAATCTTCTCCGCTCAGTGCCGCTGAAATAGTCTGTTGCGTTTTTCCTGCCTCCCGCCCTACCCCGCCGGTAAGCTGACCCGCAAGGTAGTCAATCTGATCCGCTGTCGGGCTGAAGACGCCGGGAACGTACTTGTTCCCTCCTGAAATGGTATTGATTGCCTCGGCAATCCATTTCGAAGGCAGGCTGGCGGTATCCTTGTTGCGGGAGAATCCGGGTGTCGGAGAAAGCTTGTTGAAATCCTCTTTGGCAATTGGCCTTCCGGTCCAGTCCTTGTTTTCTGCCAGCGCCACCAGCGGATCGATGGCAGTTGGCGCGATGGTCTGGATGGAGAAACCAGCATTACCGATTGGATTGAAAGCCTCGGCAAACACGGAGAACAGCTTGGCCGTATACTGTGCTGGCTTCTTGAAGCCGCCCAGGGCAAATTCGGTGCTCAGCCGTCCAATATTGGGAATAGCATGGAAGCCCAGCGGCATGGGGATAGTGACGTATTTTTTGTCACCAATAGGAATTATCAGGCTGCGCTCGCGCACGAACTCAGGCGGCTCGTCATCATCGAAACCCGCCGCAGCAAGGGCCAGCGCCTGCAAGGCGCCGAGCGTGATGCCTCCGACCATGATCGTCTTGCCGGCGCGGTTGAGTCGAAGCGTTTTGACGTCGCCCTTGTCCATGTCGAACATGGTTTCGCCGATCCGAGCCGTTCCCTGCATGGCGGCATTGAAGAAGGCATACAGGGCCCCGGCCTGCTGCCCGGACTGCCCTTTCCGATTGAAGTTGACCGAGATGTTCTTGGCGATGCTGGCGGCACGCTGCTTGCTGATCCCGTTGTCAATTGCCGTTTTATAGACCGACAATCGCATTGCGCCTTCCAGCGTCTGGTTGTAATCGGACAGCCAGTCGAAAATCCACTTCGCTTTTTGTTGTGCTACGGCAAGCGGAACCTTCAACATGCCGCCGGCAGTAAATACCTTGCCGAGTGGATTGTTCATCCAGGCAGTTGGATCCAGTTCGCGCTTGATCGCATTGGCTCGATCCTCGCTGGTCCTGAACAGGTCCCGGTATCCCGTCATGCCGCCTTCCTGCTGCATCTCATCCCATAATGCAGCCATGGGCGCAGTGGCCTGTTTACCCTTGCGATCACCCCGGGAGGACGCGTAGATAGCGCCGATCGCCGGCAGAACATTCTTCAGCACCTCTGCCTTGTGCCCGGCAATGGGAGTGGAGGAGAGATTGAGCAACGATCCCTGCAAGTCGCGCGTGAGATTGACGATGCCGAATACCGGGTTGTACTGGGTATTGATCGCGGCGAAGTATCGCGTGATCGCCGCGGATACCCCGAGCAGCCCGCCAAGTTGATCCGCATCCAGATTCTTCAAGGCCTGGGCCATGCGCATAGCGCGCTCGTCGTGCTCGTTGAAGATTACCGCGCGCTCGATGATGGTACCCTTGCTGTCCTTGATCTTGGCGACGACCACATTATCGCGGCTCTTGAAGTTCGGAACCGGGCGCTCTTCCACCTGGTTGGTGACTTCATTCAGCACCTTCTCGGTCGGTACTTTATCGAACATCCAGAAATCAGGGTTTGGATTCAACTTGGCCAAGCCTGCCAGCGATACCGCAACACGGTTCTTCTCGCCACGGACGATTGCCCGTTCACGCTGCAGCGCGATATTGGCCAGAATGTCTACTACCTTCCGCCTCGATCCGGTGCGATGCTTGACCTCCTTCCCCTTGATCGAGAAGCCCTGTCCAATACCCATCCCGCCGTCTTGATCTTCGCGCATCAGGGGAACGTAATGCTGGAACATATTCTTCCAGGAGTTGGCGGTCGCCTGATCGATTAGGCCGTAGGACAGATACAAATCCCGAGTCTTCGCGATCACTGCGTCGACCATCTTCGCCACATTCTCCAGGCGCTGCTTCTTGTCCGCAGGCAGGCCGGCGAGATAGGCCTTGGCGTCCTTCGTGGTCATGCCGGAGCCGCCGTCCGGCATATTGGGATCGCGCTGCGCAATGAGCTTGTTCGCCTCTTCCGCGTGCCGGGCATGCAGGTACTGGTCCAACTCATCCACCGTCAGGCCGCGCAACTTCATCCCCTGGATGATCGGCCGCAGTTCCTTGTTCACGAAGTCCTGAACGCGCTTCGCGGCCCGGCCATGGAATAATTCTTCCTGTAGGTAGGCGTTCCACTTGTCGGCAATCTGGGAGCCGGTAGCCTTGACGGCTTCAACAACGCGCTTGAGGTCGATATTTTTATTCTGAAGCTTGTAGATCAGGTCATCCATCATGGAAGGCTCTGGCGCGTCCCATGAGGCATTGTTGCCGGGGGCGGGGCGGCTGAACGCCGGCGCCAACCTTTCCTGTGTTGTCACCCTTCCCTCCTGCACGAACCGGCGGGCCGGGATCAGAAACCGATGGATGATCTCCGCATCCGTCATCTTCATATTCGCCAGGGCGGGAACATTCTTCCTTAGCCAGGCGCGAACAATAGCGATTGCGCGCTGAACCATCCCTATCTGAGGATTGGTCTGCGCCAACTCGGCGAGCACTTCTTCAGCGGCTATCAGCCGATCTTTCTCTACCGACATATCCAACCCGTACTGCTCGGCCTTCGCCTCAACCTTCGAACGCCATCCAACCGCGACCTGCTTGAGGATGGGCTTCAGCTCCTCGCCAAATACCCCCCGCAGGCCGAAATGCCCCAGCGTTTCATGGAACAGCACGCGCACCACATCGTCCGAGCTGCGCATCTCGGAGGCGACGATATACACCTTGCCCTTGTAGAAAAAGCCCTCCGGCTGCCCGATCGCTCCCTGGGACATTTGCCGGTCGTTCTCACTTCGCACACGTTCAGGAATGGCTGAATCCGACATATTCGAGACCACGACCATCTCAGGCGCATTCTTCCATTCCGAGCGGATGGAATCGACGATGGATTGAACACTCGATTTCCGGTCTCCAGAAACAGAAAAGCCACCTTTATCGGTGGCTTTCTTGGCTCTGTTTTCCGCCGCTTTTAATCGCTGGCGGACCGATGCGATTCGGTCGGTTTCTTTCTTTCTGGAGAATATGCCTTCGAGTTTTCCTCTCAGTACAAATGCGCTTGACCCATTGAGAACTTGTTCCAATATTCCGAGTCTCTGGCCGCCGCTGCTTGATATAAGGGACTGGATGAGTATTCCGCGACGCATTGTAGCCTCACCAGCTCGTGCTGCCTGTCCCACGCCGCTACTTGCGATGCGCTGAAACGCTTCCCGGTCAAGGGGCACTCCCAGTCGGTTGAGGAATTGGCCTCGGCTGAAATCGTATCTTGCATTCTTTATCTCCGGCAACTGGTTATGCAATGTCGTGATGAAAGTATGTATCAATGCCCGTATTTTTGCAACATCATCTCCTCTCCAATCGAGAGGAGGAACGCCGTTTTTCGGGTCTCCAGCGATCTGCTGCGGCGCGGCTTCAAGGTGCTTGACCGTGCCATACCGCAGAGCGGCTGACAGCATATTGCTGGTGCGCCGAATCAGGGAGTCTGCGGTTAATCCGGCAGGGTCGCCGATGAATTTCCGCTTGGTGTTATAAGCCCAGTTTGCCACGGCAGCATACACAGCTTGCCCACGCTCTCCTTTTGAGAAGTGGCTGACATCGATGAACACCTCGCCGTTGTCACGCTCATAGACGTAGAACTGCTTACCATGAGGAGATTTGAAGACGTAGCGATGATCTGCCCCAGACTCATCCCGCTCATCCGCCCGCGTACCATCGCCAACATACTTGGTCCCCGGATAAACCTCTTCCATCACGCCCTGCAATGAGGTCTTATGGCTGACCTTGTGGCGAAACAATTCATCTACTCCAGATAGCTCGGTCAGGAATTCATGGGCGAACTCGATGTCCTCATTACTGGCTGAGCGGCTGAATTTGGGAGATTCAGAAGTCGCCTCTTTGGGCTTCACCGCCTCCCCGATGCGCTTCAATATCTCAGACGTATCAGGATCCGCCTTCTTCATCCCGGCTGCCTGCACCCGGAACCACTTCGATTCGAGTTCGGTATCGGTACGTTTGCCATCCATCACCTCTTTTGCACGAGTAATGGCGCTGTTCAGGCTGCGCTCCTTGCCGGATTCCTTTGCCGCAGCCCGGCGTTTGATGAGGGATTCGACGAGGGGACGAAGATTGCCTTGCCGACCATTTTCGGCTACATTGGCCTTGGCAACCGGCTGAACGTTCGGCAAATCAGCTTCCGCGTGAGACGCTTCGGTATCAACAGGATGAGGGGAATTACCGTTAGGTAGCCGCTGTCCCTCCGGCCGTTTGCTTACTTCCCCTGCAGGAGATTGCGCCTCACCCCCAGCAACGACTCTATCTATTGCTGGCCGCACCGCGTTAATCAGATCCTTTTCTGCTATTTTTCTTCCGTCGCTTGTTTCTGTGAATGCCAACCCTTCCACCGCAGCATCGTACGCTTTCTGCTCTTCTGGCTTCAGATTAAGGACCATTGACTGCAGATTGTTTGCCGTGCCAACGTTGGCGACGACTCGAACGTTCCCGCGTTCATCTCGTGATGAGCTTATGCGCGGCTTGTTCCCTGCATCTAAATGCGCTTTGAGAGCCTTGATTGCGTCGACTCCCGGCTCCTGAGGTTGAGAAACTGCCGCCCCACGCTCCGCCATCGCCTCCTGGACCGGCCTGACCTCCACTGATCCGCCTGGCCCTGCCACGGCAGCCGCTGCCTGCTGAACTGCTGGATTCCCATCGGTCGCCACATCCTGAATCACAGTCCCGTTCGGATCGCGGGCAGTGACAACCTGAGTAGCGCCGCCCGGTTTCTCATCGATACCATAGCCCAGCGCGGTGCCCATTTGACCATTCAGGGCAGCTTGCAGGGTAGCGTCATCGCGGTACAGCAGCATTCCCCGATTGGGAACCATCGCTATTCTCACATCCGGCGGCAGAGCTGCGGGGAGAGGTTCCCCAGGCGTCAGCAGCACCCCGGGTTTCCTACCTTCCGCGAGCGCATTCAGTTGCGCGTTGAGTGTTTCGACCGGCTCGGGAGTTGGATTATCGGTTACAGCCCCGCCGGTTCCTTCGTCAGCCATATTAACGGCGTCATTAACATGGTCCGGCTCATCGAATATGCCGCTCTGGATCGCGTCAGGCTCGCTGGCTGCGTTCGCCCGAATCTCATCAGCCTTGTCCCTTCCGGTGGAAATGATGCGCTCTACGGCCTCCGTAGTTGATTCTGGCTGGTTCGCAACAGCGGGGTCCACACCTTGCGTTGCGCGCGAGTTCAACTCGGCCTGTGCGGCCGCCTTGGCACGGTTACTGCCACGAGCAGCGGTGTAATTCAAAACGCCATTGGATATTTCAGTGACTGGCTTGCCCAGTATGGTTGGCGTCGGATTCTGCCGAGCAATGGTACCCGTTCCACCACCCAGCACGCCGCCGCCGATCGCGCCCATAGCTCCGCCGAAAGCCGTCTCCTTCAGGTTTTCGGGAGTCGTCGGATTGTCGAACGAGGCAAGCTGCTCGATGGGATTCTGAGCGAGCTCTTCTGAGCCTTCGATACCAGCACCTTTGGCAATTCCCTTTCCAATTGCCCCAGGCAGAGTCGTAGCAGCGAATTTCTCCGCGAGTTGCGCCCTGCCCTCTCTCGTGAGCGCGGCCATTGCCCATTGCTGGGGGCCGAATGCCTGTTCGATTGCACCGACTGCGCCGGCTCCAAGCAACGCTATCGCCTTGGCCTTACCCAATTCCTGATTCTTCGGATCGTTCAGAATCTGCTTATCCCGGATTCCGCTGTAGGACGGCAGAGAGGCAATTGCAGCCGGGCCCAGCCAGGACACAACCTGACCGACAGCGGCAACCAATGGTGCAGCAGGGCCAGCAAAAGGTGACAAGGCCGTGATGCCCTGCCCTACCGCCCGGGCGCCAACCATTCCAGCCATGGAAGGCGCGGCGTTGCCGGTTGCTTCCGTTACTGCGGTGCCCGGCTTGTCCGCAATATCCTCAAGAGAATTTACCGCGGTGGGATTCGCATCGATGACAGCCTGCCCATAGCGCTTTACCGCGTTGTCCTGCTCGACCCCGGGGAGGTAGTCAGCCGCGATCTGTCCAACGCCCTTGATGTTCTGCCCGATGGTGCGCCCAGCGGAATTGACGAATCCACCCTCCTCCGGTACCGGTTCGTTGGAGATAATGGCTTTCCCGATGACACGCTTTCCTTTCTGGGATTCGGTATCTTGTGCGGCGGCATTGCGAGTGCGCGCCATGATGTCAGTGCCGGGCGTGGCTGCCCCTGCTGGCGTCTCCGCAACTATCCGATTGTAGAAGTCCTGGCGCACCGGCACACCCTTCACCTGAGGCGCAGCGAGACCTGCAGTAGAAGCGGAACGCTCTTGCGCCTGATCGGCGATGCTCTTCTTGGGAGTGAGCAGGGACAGGCCCGCATCTATCCCGCTGGATACGACAGACTTCGCCTTGATAAAAGCGGAAGCGTTCGGGTTCAGATGCGCCTCATTTGCCCGGATCGCGGATGCCATGTCAGCATCACTCATACCATCCGGGAATTCCAGCACATTGCCCCAAGCTTCGACACGTTGAACCATTAATCAGGTCTCCAGAAATGAAAAAGCCGCCCGGAGGCGGCGTTGGCAAATTACGATTCTGTTAAAAGAAGACCTCATAACGTCGGCCCTCTTCATCTGTTCCTGTTCCATGACCAGTCGGCCTCAGGCCTGGTTTAATTTCCAGATATAGCCGAATCATGGTGCCTTTATCACCTACCAAAACACCCTGACCATTAGCGGAAAGCGGAGGCTGAAGAAGCGTGACATTTGAATTTCCTGCATTACCGAGCATCATGCCGCCTCCGCGACGTATCGCTGAGTATTCGCCCGTGAATTTTTCCCCAGTCTGATCATTGAAAGCAGTCATTTTTCCTTGACCATAGCTGGTCTCGATCTCGAACTGCAATATCTGCCCACTGGGTGATGCATACATTCGCCCCGGTAGCATTGTCCCAACGCAACCAGACAAAACGATTGCCGCAAATACACCGATCAACGAGCGCATCACAATCTCCCAATGTTGAGCCTGATTCATTCTATCAAACCCAACATCGAGATCAATCAAATTGCCCAGTTTGTGGGTTGAACTTGCGCACCTTTCCACTTGGCGCGGGCGCTGGCTCTGCCTTCCCCCCCCTCAACTGACTGGTCAATGCATTGACCTTGCCGGCAATCTCACCAGTATCGCTCATCGGATCGATGGTCTTGCCGATCAATCCGGCCGCTGTCTTCAAGCCAGAGGTGCCGAACATCGGATTGCCTTGATCATCAGCAATCACCCGCCTGGACCCATCCGACATGATGGCAACGATTCCCTGATCGGTTTCCACAGTCTTGCGAACCGTAGGGGATAGCCCAGCGCCGCCATTGGAACGCCGGCCAGCGCCCAATGTACCGGCGCCATACGCTTTTGCCATTGCGCGATCTTTTTCAGCGCCAGCTTTTTGATTATCGATCTGCGCGTCCGTTAAGCGGGTCTTGTCCGCTGCACCTTGTCGATCAAGAAGGAATTTGGAGTACTTCTCGGGATCAAGGGTGGATGTCGCCCAATCATCCAGATTGATGGTCTGCTCGCCACTGCCAGAAATATTCACTTTCCACTTGCCATTGTCGTTCGGATCAACCCTGACCGGCCGATCTTCCAACTGAATACCACCGCGCTTCAGGTTATCCAAAGCTCCATCTATATTCCCGCGCTTCAGATCCATAGCAGCATCGAATATGCCACTTTTTTTCGAGGCTACCAGGGAATCCAGCCAGGGATCGATTTCCTTTCCCATCCCATGCATCGCCGCTGCAGCGCGGATGGCATTGAGTTTGTCAGGTTGATTCGCCAGATCGCCGAAACCTACCTGTTTCACAATCTCGTGAATCGGGTTGAAATCTTCATTCGGTTGCTCTGGCTGCGCCTGGCTCTTCGCTGGAGAGACACTAGCCAAACCCGGTGCCTGATACGCTCCCGCCTGATTGCCGGATAACATGCCCGCATCTGGGAGTGTGGTCGGCCCCAATCCTGCCTGACTCATCATTGATGGGCGTTGTGGCGCGGGAGCAGAGTTATTTGCCTTGAAGATCGGCATCAAGGAACTCACGAACCCTTCCCGATCCGGACCCTTTTCGCTCTTTCCTTCTGCTTTGGCCGCCGCCTGCTGCTCACGCAAAGTATCTTGCCGATCCCTATGCTCGCTGAGACTATCGTAATATCTTTTCTGCATGCCAAACTGCATCATATTGCTTAACCCGTCCGACAATCCGGCGGCAAACGATCCAACTCCCGATCCGACAGCCATTATTGGGCCCTCCTATTCGATAATCCGGCTAATCCGTTGACGGCGCCAGGAATCGGTTGCACTGGCTTTCTTCCGCTCAGCATTGCCAATCCCGCAGCGTTGATATTATGAATGAACGGCTCTCCCACCAGTTGCACCGCCTCTGCATTCAGAACAGCCTCGCCATTTGATACCCGGATGGGCGTTTTTCCTTCAATTGTCGCTGGGATTGAATCGCTCGTTCCCGTACCAGATCCCTCGATCATTCCGCCTTCGGCATAGCCTCTTCTACGTAATCCGTAATTCGACAATCTAGGACGATAGCCTGACGATAACCCGTATGCTCTGTTGTGCTTGATCACGCCCCCTGTTCTCAATGCTGACATCATGGCCATTCCCCCCAACGAACCAGCCAGACTTCCCAAGCCTCCCACCATATTGGATAGCGAGTTCTGCTGCTGTGACCAGGCATTCAGCTGATTCTGGTACTGATTGTTCAGGATGCCGGCAGCCGAGTTATTACCCGTCATTGCCCCGCCGAACCAGTTCTGCGCAGTTGCTGCGTTGGCGTTATTGATGGCATTGCCCTGCGAGATATTACCCACCGCCGAATTGCCAGCATTCAGCGCGGTTGAATCAGCCGCAAGCCCAGTATTCGGCATGTTCCGCCCGAACTGCGCAGCGCCGGTTCTGAGCGCCATCCCCTGGGTAATCGCATTGTTCCGCGCGGTGTTCATCGCCCCAGCTGTATCCTTCGCCTGTGCAAGACCCGCCTCATTGCTGATAGTCTGAAACTTGCCCGAGTTCGGATTGACCCCCATGCGCTCCATCGCGCGCTGGTTTTGATCCTGTGCGCCCTGGTAGCTCTTGGTGACATCCGCGCCGGCCTGAGAGGCGAGCATGGCCTGCCGCTCGGGCGAATCGAAGTTCATGGCATCGTCGACCATCTTCGACTCGACCGGTTGGAACAGGGTTTTGTACAAATTCCACTGTTCATCGGAACGCTGATTGTTGGTATCGGCGGTGTCAATTTGCTGCTGAGCTATTTTCTGGATCAGCGGGTCCTGCCACTCGGATTGCTGCTTGTTGTACGCGAGTTGCTCTTTCGCCAAGTCGAGTTGTTGCTGGGCGATGTCAGCCTGCTGCATGGCAGCTTGGCCGATTGCTGGGTCAGGACGCGGAGGTTTTGAGCTACACATAGTATATTGATCCTTAAAGAATATTAGTAAACATGCCGCCAGATTTTATGTTGTTTTACTAGACCAATTATGGTTTTACCTACTCCCAATTCATCAGCGATCTGTCGAGCCGTTCGACAATCTTTCCGGATGCTTCTTACCAACTCGTCGTTCAATTTCGCATTCCACTTTTCCTCACCTTTTACACTTATCCGACGACCTTTCGCGTCCATATCTGCTACATTGTCAGCGTTTGTGCCTACAAATAAGTGATCTGGATTAACACAAATGCGGTTGTCGCACTTGTGGAGAACATGCATGCGGCTCTTGATAGAACCGTTTGCGGCCTCCCATGCTGCGCGGTGCGTAGACACGCTTTTTCTATTTATCGTTATGCTTCCGTAACCAGTTTCAGGGTGTCTTGTACCAGTCCATTCAACGCATCCAGTCTCAGGAATATATTGGCTGTGAAAATTCAGGCGATCCTGAATCGTTACACCAATAGCTCGTTTCCTAGAAATTATTCCTTTTTCCAGAGCACTTCGATAATGCCTGTTACACATACCCCGCTTTACCGCCTGCATGCCACACCCAATCACGCCGCACACTCCTACCTGCATTCTGAATCCTCCAGAATTTTGGTGAAACCGGTTTCAACTTGGCGATAACCCAAGAACTGAAAAAACTTCCCAGCCTTATTTACCATCTTGACCGTGATGCAGATCTCCTTCGCGCCGAGCTGGCGCAGCGAGTTCTCGACGTAGGCAACGAAGCGCATAGCCGTTCTTCCCTTGCGCGCTTCCGGCAGCAGGTACAACGTGTCCTCAGTCGCGATCAGCGTCTGCGTATGCGCGCTTCTATCCAGGTACATAGCGCAGTTTCCAAGCAGCGCCCCATCCCTCCTGAGCGTGAAGAGAACATAGCGTCCGGCTCGCTCATAGCGGATAAATGTTCGATAGTCGGGATTGAACGGTAAGCCGTGCCGGTGCTCTTCGGTCTCGGTCCAATGCGATTTGTGAAGAGGCTTTATCTCTTCCTCGATGTCCTCGATGCGCTCCACGGCAAAGGTGAATTCGCCGGATACTCCAGGCTTGATCCGCTCGATCACGTCGAATGGAACCAGTGTGGGAATCTGGTCTGCGGCAAGCATGATGTCTGCGGCAAGATCACTTGAAAGTGGCAGACCTATATTCGCTTTCAGTAAAGAAACAAGGTAATCGTTCATCCATCCAACCTATTCAAAATTTGCTCGACCGCATCGCGGACCGAATTGGTGTACTGGTACAGCGCTTCACATTCCGCCTTCGTTGGGGTTGCGGAAAACGTTAATGTTTGAGCCGAAGGTATCTCGATCGCGTTGCCGCGGCGGCCTATCACCGTCTCTAAGATGGTGCGGAGCCAATCAGGTGCCGTTGCCGGAATGCCGGGCTTTTTGATGCCCGAAGAGGTCGCCTTGACGCCCGTGAGCGCATCTTCAAACACGATCCCGTTATTGACGATGCCTGAAGCACTCACGAGATCATTGCGATTCGTGCGCGCCAGGCTGCCCTTTATGATTGTCGTGCCAGAAGCAGAAACGGAATCGTTGGCATTAGTGACCGCTACTGTTCCGGTTGATCCGGTTGAAACAGTCCCGCTGGCTGAACAGCTATCGTCAGCATTCATCGCAGCCAGGGAGCCGGTTACCGTCGTGGTTCCCGCTGCAGCAACCGAATCATCGGCATTCGTTCTCGCAAGTGATCCGATAACGGTAGTCGTTCCACTCGCTGCGCTTGTGTCGTCAGCGTTCGTATAGTTGACCGAACCGCTAACGCTTGATCCAACCGAACCGCTGGCGCTTACCGTGTCATTCGCATTTGTAACGGCCAGCGCACCGGTGACCATGGTGGTACCGCTCGCCGCAGAGGTGTCATTGGCATTTGTCTTAGCCAAAGACCCTTTGATAGTCGTCGTTCCAGACGCCGCCAGCGTGTCATTACCATTGGTTCTGGCAAGACTGCCGATTACTGTGGTTGTCCCACTCGCGGCCAACGTATCGTTGGCATTCGTGACATTGACCGTTCCGGTTACGCCGGAGGAAGCCGACGCAACCAGATAAAGCTTTCTTTGCGGCGCGAAGATGATGTTTGGATTTGCCGCAATCCTGGCGACAAGTTCATCATCCAGAAACTTGTCAAGGAGATAGAAGTAGGAAAACCTTGCCGCAAGGTTTGTAGTTCCGCCGCCACGCTGATTTCCGACCCATAGAGGGTTTGTGACAGTTATCGGATTCCGGCCGGTTGTGGATGCAACCTGTACGCCATTCCGAAACCAGTCACATGTACCAGCTACTTTATTTCGTAAGGCACCATGCACCGTCTGACCGGTTGGCCAACCAGAAGAAGCGAGATCGCCACTGTATCCGCGGGTGGAAAAATATAATGTTCCACCAGCTGCCTGAAAGATGTTCCATCCGCTGACGCCGTTGACCGTGCAGTCGGCGACCCCGCCGAAGCTGGTGAATGAGTCGAATATCCCGCCGAATAGCAGCGTGAATTCCGCGTAGGGAATATTTGCCGTGCCGAAATCAGCATACGTGGTCGAGCCGTCAAACTTTAACGCCGGACCTGCATCAGTAGAATCAGAAGCCAGTGTGCCATTCAGAGTTGGGTCTTGAATCAGGGACCCGAATTCACCGGTGGCGTTGTTTCCGCGCCACCCATTCACGTCGCCATACTGGATTATGGCGTTGGATACCCCGGCAAGAATCGGGTGCGAAGCGTCTACCCTTGAACGCTTCGGTGGCTGCGACGTGTATCGCCGCGGCAGGATGAGCATTAGGTGCCTACGGCGGTTATATCGGCCTTGTAGATGGCGCCGGAGGTAAGCGCCACGCCCATATCATTTTTGACCACCAGCTTAAGATACCTTGCAATCGGAAGATCAGACAATTTCATAAATCGGCGATGCGTGCCGGTTGATTGGATCGTGAACGCCCCTACCCACTGCAGATCTCCCTCATCGGTCGTGGTCGTGCCGCTCGTCGGCCCTGTTCCAAAATTCGTGCTATCGAGTGAAAGTTGCGCCCACACCAGAATACGTTTGTTACCGCTAGGAGTTGACCCAGGGGTTACCTCGATTTCCAACGTTACATCGGTGGGTATTGTCGCCCCAAGATCGATGGCCGACGATGCGGTATAGGTAGCGCTCGCGAGCGTTCCCATTGTGAGCAGCGCGGAAGAGCGAGCGCCTTGCGCAAGCGTGAATACTGTAGCCATTATCGGTTCCTCACCATTTCCTCATCGACATAAGGGAGCCCAAGGACTTCGGCACGAGATGCCTTCTGCAATGCCAGGGCTTTTAAATTCGCGGCCTCAGTCGAAGTAATCACGGCAGCCGTCGCCAAGGTATCAAGCATTGCCTGTGTGGCAGCATTTCCGATGTCCAGTCCCTCTGACTCTGTCAGGAAGCCAAACGCCCAATTGAGTGCCGATATGGATGGTGTTGCGGCCTTCAGTTTATCCAATACAGCGGCGGCCGCTGCCGGCCCCCCCGGATAATCCGAGAGAATTCCACGCGCGGTGATCATGCGCGTCTTGACCATCGTTTCAGTTTGATCATTGAGCAATTCCACCACGCGCCCGGGCTGATCTGGAAGGAATGCAGCATATCCCTTACCGGTCGGATCGTTGGTTATCTCGTCTCCAAGAACGCTCATTCAGGCACCTCCACCTTGTCGCCAAGCTTGTCCTTGTCGTACTGCAGATTCATCTCGATGGCCAGGTCATAGAACTTGTACGGCAACTGGCGCCCGAGCACTTCTTTCTCGTATGCGTGTTTGCAGTGGTCCGGGCCTTGGAACGGCAAGAACAACACATTGACGATCTTCTCCAGTACGCGATAGGTCGCGATGTGATCCAGCCGGAAACAGCGGGACGACATGGTTTCATCCGCCGAGCCGCCCAGGATGGCATTGGCCTGTTGATCCAGCGCTATGGTCACCTGGTAGACCCATTCCTTGAACAGGCGCCACATTTAGGGGTTTGCCTCGGTAATTACAAAACTGGTGACACTTACCGGCTGAGTGGCAACGATGCTCGTCGTGGTCAGGTTCAAATCCGATCCAGTGGTCCCGACATCTCCATCCATGACGAATGTCGTGCCATCCGATTTGACTATCCGAAACCATGTGGCCGTTCCGGTAGCGTTGGCGCTGGAATCCTGAGTAATAGCGTTGAGCGTCAGAACGCCGCCAGAAGCGCCAGGCGCGAACGTGGCGTTGCAGGCCAACTCGGCCAGCAAGGTTGTGGCGGTGCCGCCCGTTGCCGGCCTGGTGCCGCTGTAAATACGCAGCAAAGCGCTTGCGCCTGCTCGAGTAGTAATCGCGTCCAGCATTGCGTTTCGTATTGAAGTGTCATAAGCCAAAGCCATTTCTTTTCTCCATAAAAAAAGCCGCGCGAGGCGGCTTGATCTGCTTAAAAACTTCTGTTTTCTGTACATATCCGCAGTGACATGTACATGGAACCCACATTTCCTATGCCTGTTTCAATCCGTCCATCGTTTCTGCCAGCACTACCCCGGTCACCTTCACGTTCCCGGACAACACCACTTCCACGTTATCGGACTTGAACCCGCTCGGAAGCCGGAAAGCCTTAGTATTCACCACCGTCTTGCTGAACTTCAGCTCATCGTTGGCCCAAAGCTGGAATTGCAGGGAATCGATTGTCAAGGGAGGCAGCGGTTGCATTTCATCCCCGCCGATCTCGTATTCCCCGAGCGAGGGATCGGCTAAACCGTCATTCAGGCCGGCAGCAATCAGCGCCTCATTTGCGGCGATGATCGCATCATAAGCAGCCTGGGAACCAGAACTCTCCGCCTCCGACATGGAGAAATCCGCGTCGATCTTCGCGGCACCGTAATTGATCGGGGGCGCTGTGAGGAACTTCTTGCTGCGCCATTCGTAGGAGAGCTTCGTGCCGACATCGCCTTCCCACTGGTAGATTTTCTTGTCCACGGCGACATAAAGCTTGCCCGTGGCCGGGTCCGCCCATATCTCGGTAATGCGCTGGTTCACCTTCACGAATGACGCAGCTTCGGACTTATCGATCACGAACATCAGCGAGCTATCGTTTGCCGAGTAACCTGCGTAGTAGCGGTTATCCGCCGCAGTCGCGATGAACGTGTCCGGGTTCAGTTCTGACCATTCCTTCTGGGTGAAAAGATCCTTGGTGACAATATCGACCTGCGGCCCTACGATCACCATGCCTTGAGGTGCGGCATATCCCACACCGAACGCAAAACTCGCCACGCTGCTCTTGGACATGCACGGCCACGCCACGCCCAGGTTCTGCATGCCGCCACCCATGGTTACCGGATCCACACCGGTAATGGTGAAAGGGTTGCCCTCGGTCATGCCAACGAGCGTAGTCCCGTTGATGCCAATTGCCACGATGTCCTGATCGTACGTTTGCCGGTAGGCGAGAGGCCAGGCGTAGGGCTTGAATGGCTCGGAGAAACACACCTCGTTCCCGAAGAACCCGCAGGCGATACCATTCGCCATGATGACAATGCCCCGCATGTTGGCGGGCGGCATGAGCCAGTTGGTCGATGGCAGGGTTTCATTGACGGCTGCGACAGTATCCGAGATCGTGTCGCTATAAGTCGTAGTCGCTACCGAAATAGTGACGAGATAGTGATATTCCGTGCCTGTAGCGCTCGTCAGCGTGCGGTATATGCGCTTGGTCATACCAGAGGTATTGTGGGGCCCCACGCGCGCCCAGGTACCACCAGACGTGTATGTCTGCGTCGTGGAGAGGATGATCACGACATTGTTGCCGCTGATACTGTAGATGGGGAACGTGCCGTTCAAATCCGTCATGCCGGAGACGGCGGCGAACGTCATTTCCTCATATGCGCGCAGGCCGAACACACTATTCAGCGTGACCGTGACATAACCTGCAGATGGCGTATCTTTCAATGCGTTCGATATGGTCCCGCTGTTCGGCGGCGCCGTGTCCATGCCGGACAGGCCCCAGGTTGCGTCTACCTTGCTGGTGGTGACATCCGAAGCCGGAGAAGGCGCGGATTCTTCACCCCATGGCGTCACGAAGGTATAGACATAGGACCGGCTGACAGTCGTCGAACTCGCTCCGCCTGTAGGCGTTACGGTCGGCTTGGTAATGGGTGGCGTCACTCCCAGGACGTAACAGCCAGCGGGATATGGCCCGGTCCCGGCAGTAGCCATATCGTATTCCGACGCGCGGGGTTCCCCGTCACCTGTATAGTAAAACCGCCTCGATGTGTTCCCGGCAATCGGCGAACGCGCCACATCGACATCACGATCCCAGGCAAGCCACTTTTCGTTGCCGTCCTTCTCCATCCGGAACATGGAAAGAATGTCGCCATCTATCACTGGCGCGAACACCAACAGCGGGCCGCTACGTGGGCGCAAGTCTCCGGATGTCAGATTGCAATTGGTCGCTACCTGCGCCTGGTTGGGCGCAAGCAACTGCTTTGCCAGTCTCGGAACGAGGCCGGAAAAACCAGCTATGCGGAATGCGGTCATGAATTAATGAAGGGAGGGACAGCCACGCTATGCGAGGTCATCCCACAAACCCTTCAGTAAGAGAGCTTAGGCTGAGGCTTGGCTGGCAGCTTCTTCGGCGGCGGCCAATTGATCTCCGATCGCTTCCAGTTCGGCCTCGTAGCCGTTCTTCAGCGTGTTTTGCAGATGCCTGACTTCCTTCAAGGTGCGTCCGTTGGTTTCATGGACGTATTTTCCTTCACCCTTGCCGGTACCTTCGTTGATCAGTTCAGCGGTTACGCGAAACGTACGAGTTGCCATAATTAACTTCTCCACAGTTGAGTTTTGGGCAGGATTGCCCAGATACACCTTCGTTACGACTCTCCCGTATTTCAGGCGACGGGACTTGCCTATGAGGCCCATGCTCGCCAGATAGCCTTTGATAGCGCGGTGTTCGGTCAGCGTGGGCGCGTCATCCATGGCACGGAAGACCATGCCCTTGAATTCATATTCGGTACCGGTGATTTCGATACAGCAGACACCTCGAAACGGGAGCGCAGCGGGGGTTGGATATAGGAATCGGATCAGGCCAGCAGTAGGAGACAGCCATTCGATAGTGGCCGTGCCGGATTCCCAGTTGAACTCGATGGGCCTCATCGTCTAGACTCAATCTGGTCGAAGATGGCAGCAATACACCAGTAGCCCCAGATAACCACTCCGATTGAGATACCCATGCCGATCATCAGGAAAATATCGAACACGCGTACCGGGAGCCAGGTGTAATATGACCAAAGCACTGAGCCGTACAGCCATAAGCCGGCAATCGTAACAACCCACGGGGCAAGGTTTTTCACGCCCTGCCCTCGCATATCGCCCGTTCCTCGGCCCGCCTTTTTACCAGGCCTGGCAGCACCTTTCTGCCGGGTCCATACTTGAATGCCTCAATGCGCGCGCATGCTTCGGCGTATCGCTCGGAATTAATCAAATCAATCAGATTGGGCGGCTTGCCCGGCGCAGCCTTGCGGCAGAATGTTCCGACTCCCACGTTATAAGCTAGGCGCACGTAGGCTTCGTACTCGTACTGGTATAGCGGCACTGTAACGCAACGCCTGACCCCGGCGGCATAAACACCTTCGATCTCATCTAGCAGCCTCACCAGCGAGCGCGTGGGCGTGGTTTTGTCGCCTATATACACATCTTTGGTTGAGCCGAATCCGATGGTCGGCACATCGCCGGGCACGGGGATATATGCCTCGCCGCGGTATCCTTCATTCACGGCAATCCCTACCAAAGTCGAAGCGGCCAGCACCATCATGGCCACGGTGGTGCGCGCCTGGGTCGGAGTCAGCTTGATCATCCCAGCAACTCCTGCGAAACGCCCGCACCAATCAGGCATATGCCGCCCCAGATCAGGCCGACACCAATATCTGCATACAGACTCGTTCCAATGGTCACCAGCAGCGACCCGGCATATACGCTGGGCCATCCAAAAATAACTCTCACATTGCGCTCCAATATGGTCCCAACAGGACCCATATGCAGTAATGCACCGTCAAAAGAAAACAGATCCCATTTGCCAGCCATCGAATTACCGGATCACCCATTTGATATTTCCCCTGGCATCCATTTCACGGGGCGATCATCGCCTTCCGGGTATGTTCTGGCGTAGAGGGCCAGCATCCGAAGATTGCAGATTGCATGCGCGAGATGAGGCAATCCAGACTCCGCATCAACCTCTTCCCCGCGCTGCCACGCAGCCAAATGCCTCAGAGCGCATGCCAACGGAACGGACCATTGCATTCCCTTCGCCCAGTTCCAGGCCGCATATTTTTCGCGCCCATACATCCACACCCGGGCCTCGTCTTCAAGCGTACAAAGAGGTATCAGGCTGTAATCCGGCTTCTTGTCGTTGAACCTCGCGCCAGACCCTTTTTCATTACTCGTCACATCTCCAATTGCCATTACTTACCTCCGAAATGCATGCGCATGGCAAGCATGCAACCCAACCCGCCGGCCACGCCCGTGGCCACTCCAAGCAGAAGCGTGTCAGCGCGCACCACCAAGAGCACCGTGCTGACCTCGCACAAACCCATGCAAATTGACGTCGGCATGACCCATCGATACCGGTTCTTCACGACATTTATCTGCTGACCGGCTTTGAGAAAAATATAAATAAAATTGATGGCAAACAGCATCAAATACGTGCTCATACCGTGAACGTCTCCCCCCTGAAGAAGCACAGCCCCTCATCTTCGTTCACCACTTCGCAGAGTTCGGGAGGCATCAGTTTTCCCTTGTGGAAAGTCAGCACCGCGAAACCAGAACGGTGGTTCGCTGGCGCGTCCTCTGCGTATGTGAATTGCGGTCCTATCGGATCAGCCAGCGTTCCGGTATCCACTGCATACCTCGTCCCGTTGTAATCGGTATAGGGCCTAACTTGCAGCGCATGAAGATGTCCGGTGATAATCGACGTTCCCGACTTCAGAACGTTGTTATAGGTGGCATGAACCCCGTTGTGATAACGGTGCTTGATCATCGTGCGGCCGTTGATCATCATGCTCCATCCGAATTTCCACATAGGAAAATGATCTTTAAGATCAGTCCCATGAACACCCTCATACGTCGGAACCTCAGCTGAGATGCGGGTATTAAAGCGGATGTCGTGGTTACCCCAGTTCCAGAACAGCGACTTGCCGCCCATCGCATCATGAATTTCATGCATCCTGTCCTGGCAGGCAGATAACTCTTCCTTCACACTCGGAGGTTTCTCCCATCCGATGCGTGGATGCCTGCCGGCGGTTGGCCCGTCAAATGCGTCTCCGTTGCAGACATACATTTGGGGCTTCAAATCTTTTATAACTTTGATGGCAGCTCGATGAGCGGTGGATATAACTCCTGGCCAGTAGTGTTTGTCAGAGCCAACGATCACGACACCGTTTTCAAGATCAACCCGTGTCCGGATGCCGTTATCAGGGATCGTCACTTTCATGTCCGGGCTGTTTGGCGCAGTACAAACCAATCTAATGCCACGCCTTCCCTCTATCGCCCTGCGGCGCCCCAAAACGTTTCTTACAGAAATTCCAAGGACGCTTGCTACAACCTGAGGTGATGAGCTGCGCCGCCACAAAGAGATGAATTCTTCTTCAGAACAAGATGCGGCTGCCATCACTCCACCGCCTGACTGGTATGCAGTCTCAGCCAGTAGTTGTATCCGCTGATACCGACTACCGCGATCAGAAGCGCGATACATACCCAGTCGGTGCGCATGTACCCGAATACATCTCCCAGGCTCATGAGGCCGGATGCCGCAGCCGCGGCGTACCCGGTCCACTTGTTGAATCTCAGCGTCCTACTCTTCTTCCTCGATTTTTTGCAAACCACTTCGTTTTGCTGCTCGCTCAATTCGTTCATAATCCTCCCGGCATTCCGGATTGCAGAAAGCGCCACGTGACGCTTCACCGCAATTCAGGCAGTGGCCGTTATGTTTCGGTACCGGCTTTCTCACTCTGAGTGCCGCATCTCTCGCCAGAAACTCACGCTCCGCCGCACGGTCCAGATCATCCATGTTCTTCCAGGCATTCCAACTTGGCTCGAACATCAGTTTCATGATCTCCAGTCGCTATGCCGGCGCAGGGATGAGTGGCAATAGCGGGGGGCGCAGGGGTTGCCTTAGGGGCATGGGGTTTGTGTTCCTTCGGCTTCGGCGTTTCCCGTGGCGCTGTAACATCAATGGCCGGGGAAACAGGTATTGGTTTTTGTTCGCCCGGTGGAACGGTACAGGCCACCAGAATGGTGGCGGCGATTAAAAGTGCATATCGCATCATCTGCCTCCTCTTGGCCAATGCTGGATAATCCGATCCAGCTTTTCGTTGAACTCGCGCATCGTTTCACGCTGTTCTGCGCGGGTGGATTTGATCTCGTCGCTCAGACGCTGATTCGTCTGCTCCTGATATTGCTCTCCACGCTTGATACCGGCGATGTCGTTCTGGATAGTGTTATAAGTCGCTATCCCAGAGGCCAGTAGCCCCGTAATGCCCAGTATCCCGCTAAGCGTCAGGGTGAAATTCGACGCCCCTTTACGCTGCGGCTTTTCTTCATCACACGTCATGCTTACCCCACGATCAGGAGAGAGATGCCCCATACCAGCAAAGTGACCGCGATTGCGCCTACAATTACCAACGCCGTCCACTTCGATGCCTTCAGCTTGTCCAGCAGGCTGTCGGCTTCAGCATCAGCAGCAGCATTCAGTTGAACAGCTTTTTCTTTCCACTTCGGGGTTGGCAGCGACATTTGAAACCTCCAATAAAAAAGCCGCCCGCGGCGGCATATTTCCTTCATGTGATAGTTACGGCAGTGGACTGAGCCATGCGCGCTTTGCGTTGGCGACATAAGCTGACAGCCCGGCCCGGTTCAGGTACACATTCACTGCACGGAATTTCCATGCCCACTTCAAGGCCTTGATGATGCAATCCGTATCGGTGGAATCGGCAAGGCCAGCCCTGGCCCATGGAATCTCTTTCGAAACGATGGTCGGGATGCCGCAACGCACTGAATCCGCAGCGACGATATTGAACGTCTCGGAGAAGCTGACCTGCATGCACAAGTCCATGCTCGAGATGAGATCCAAGAAGTCGTCATGCTCCAGCCAGTCATGCTTGATCAGCTCGTGACCAGCATTGAAGAAGAGCGCATCGAGATTGCGAACCACCGATTCGCCTTTCTGCTCGACTCGCCCGGCATTGATGTGGAACCTCAATCGAGCCTGCACGGAGTCGGCAAAGCGAATGGCGGAAACTGCCTGCTGGAGATGGTTCTTAAGCGGACGAATCGCGCCGAAACACCCGATGTCGATTACCCGTTCGCGCTTCTTCTTGCCAACGAAACGGGTATAGATGTCCGGGTAATAGTTGGGCAGGTAGATGATCTTGCGCGCATCCTCAGGCCATTGCAGAGCCTTCAGATCAGCAAGCAGAGATGGACTGTTGACAGCCACGTAAACGCTATCCTGCTCCACGTAACGACTGATCCAGTCCATCGCAATGCCTTCGTTTGCCAGGAAAGGAAGGTTGCTGTGCAACCGCACGATCCAACGCACATTGGGATGCAGCTTGCCCAGAATCTCGAACTTCTCCGGCACAACCCACAGCGCCTCGATGGTTACGTGAGTCGGCCGGTACTGATGCACCTCGCGATCGATGTCGTTGTTGTCAGTTACGACAACCAGCTTCGACTGGACTCTGGCGCGCACCAGCATGTCATGGACGAACGTCGAGGAATTGAGCAATCCAGTTGAAAGGTTACCGGCGTAATCTTCGCCACAACCTTCCCTACGCTTCAGGATAAATAGAATTTTGGGCATAAAAAAAGCCGCTCAAGGCGGCCTGTAATGTTTATAGTACTATGATTTCAAAGAAACTTTATTGAGTAGTAGACTGCGTCGAATATCAGGCAGGACAGCAACCAGAAAGCCAGGTCGAGCTTTCCCACTCCTTGCCACTGGTGCTGCTCGAGTTCTCGCTCTACCGCGACTATCATGACGAATATAGGCGCTGCCCAAGCCGGAATAGGCCAAATGAAAGCAGCCATCAGGCACGCACCATAGAACATATGCAGGGATTGATCGCGCACTTCACTGAGCGTGGGTTTATTCATACATCACCATTGAATCGCATCCAATGCAGCCTGACTCGGATTCGCGCCCAGGGCATTGATCTGATCCCGCAGGAGTTGGCGTTTTCCGGTCAGCGCGCCGTGCAGCGGTGCCAGGGCGTCGGCATTGGCAATGATCAGGGAGGCGAGCGCCGCAGGGGCAATGCCGCGCGCTTGCGCCGCGCTGTTGATCCATGGAGTATCTTTTGTCCCGAATGCCCTTGCTTCATCTTCCTGCTTGGGCCAGGACGCGATCTCGTCTTCCGGATACCCGGCTGTCAGCGCCTTAACTGCCGCCTCATATGCGGTATTGATTCGCGAATGAGCATCTGCGATCAGATCCGCAGCTGTTGGCGTCGGCAGCTGAAAATTGATCTGTACATAAGTTTCAGGTATCAAATGATCCTGAGACCCATCTTCTTCGTATGCATAGACGTTGCCGTCATCACCTCGGTAATATTTCATCTCAGTTCAAACCATTTATTGGTTACGCCGGCATTGCCGAATTGAATCTGGTAGGTTGCTCCCGGAGGAACAAGGAAATAGGCAAATGCGCTATATCCCGGGCCATTTGAATACAGCGAGTTCGATACAATCTGCACGCCGTTGACGAATGCGTTGGCGATCATATTGGTGATACCCCCGGTGGTGCTCCAGGCCGATACTGCGATGGTCCGGCCTGTCGAGTTTGTGTAGGTGACTCCCGAAAAGCGGCTCCCTGAAAGATCCTGATAGCCTTGGTTAAACCCCAGAATTACCGCCGCCAGATTGGCAGGAGTGATGGCCCGTGTGGTATCAGTATGGGTCTGTGCTTCGGCATCGGTCGAAAGTTCAACGACGCCGGTTGCAGCAGATGTGGCCGGCTGTTTTATGGCATTGAATGCGTTGGCTGCCGTGGTCTGCCCCGTGCCACCGCTTGCGATCGGCAGGGGAAGAGCAAGCCCTAAGGTAGCTCTCGCCGTCGCCGCATCGGGATCATTCAGGAGAGTCAGGATGAAACTGCTCACGAGCGACGCGTCCAAGGCACCCAATGTAGTGCGCGCTGTTGCCGCATCCGCATCGTTGAGCAATGTCCGGATAAACGCCGAAATGTCAGCCAGCGCCGCCGCTCCGCTTCCCGTAAAGTACGGTAGCTTATCGGCAGCCGAAGCCAGCGCTCCCAAAGCGATCAGATTGGCGTTGGAGAGCGATTCCTGAAGCGCGACGTTGGTCAGCCCGGCGACAAAGTAATCTCCTGCTGCCCAAGTTCGAGCAGTCGTTCCGTCAATACCCCGGCCGCCCACCGCTATCGTCATCGTATCGGTAGACCGCGCTTCGACCTTCACGACCTCACGATTGCCAGATGCGTCTTTGAATATCCCGTAGAAGTAGTCTCCTGCCGCCAAAGCAGGAAAGAGCAGGCCCTGTCCGGCGGTAACGGTAAAGTTCAGACCGGTTGTCCCGCTGGGCGCTGATGCAATCTGTGCTTTGCCAAAATTACTAAATTTGAGTCCAGCCATTATCTGCCCCTCGCATTGATGGTCGTGCGCAATGGTGCCCGCGTATAGTTCCGCGCCTGCCTCATGCCGGCCTGTCCAGTCAGGACCGTGAATTGTTGCTGGTGATAGGTTGCGAGCTGCAGTTGGGTATATGGCTTCTTGGGCGAGGCCATCAGTCGGCCAAATGCACCATGAACCATTGCGTCCCGGTACTCATTGAAGATGTCATCGTCGATACCGATTGCCGCAGGCGATGGCTTCAACGCCACTTCGAGTTTCAACGTACCGGCCACGTCAGGCGTCGGCACAAGGGAGAGCGATGTTGCGCCACCCAGGACATACTGAGGCGTACCGGATTGGTTGCGCCAGTCATAGATCTGGATCCCGGATTCCCCTGTGTGGCAATCGATCTCGTTACCTTCGAACTCGGCATAGGTGACGGCATGCACCACGGCCTGATCAGGAGGAACAAAGTTGTACGAGGGGGCGCCGGCCGTCACTGCGATGTCTGGATGAACGTACTTCCACGCCAGTGATTGCGAGCAGAAATCAATGGCTGCCTGCCGCAGTGCGACATCGATAGCCACGAATGGGCAGCCAGGAAGGTCGCCTGCCACAAAATCATAGAAGTTATCCCACGTTTTCACGGCTGCGCCTCGCTACCGAATAGTTGAGCAAACGCCAGGGAGCGGCCGGAATTCATCTTTTCGTCATCAATCGTCTCGGCCCTGAACGTGCAGTAATCGGCGAGCGTTTGAACGTAGCCGGCGGCCAGCGGGAAGGCGTCTGTGAGCACGTTCTGTCCTGTCGGAAGGTTTGCGTACTGCCCGACGAATAGATCCGGCCGGCGCTTCACTAAAGCCATCATGCCGTGGTTGGCGAACGCCAGCAGCGTTGCATCGGTCACGCGAACCTTGTCCTCGTCGTTCAGCGGAATGCGCGCAAGATCGACAACGGATTGGAAGGTGAAAGCCATTATTTGCTTTCTTCGTCCATCTCATACCGGCCAAACAGGGCGATCACCTTGTGCCGGATAGTGTCCTCGCTCTGGCGCTTGTCCAGGCGCTCGTTGTATTTGGTTTCAGCCCATTCAACGAGAGCTTTCTTATCCATTGCGTGGAAATCCACGACAGGCAGCGGCTCTTCGACAGACTTCTCATCCTCGGTCAAATCTATGGGGTCATTACCTTCCTCATCGTTCATCTTTACCCACGTGTCGCGGAAATGCAGTAGCCGTTCAGCCACCCCAGAGGTCACGTTGCGCACCTGGCCTGGACTCCAATGCAGTCCTACGCCGCGAATGCTGTCCTGCTTGTCGCACTTTCCGATGTATTGCACTTGCATGTTTTGCTCCAAAAAAAGAGCGGCCCGAAGGCCGCCCCAAATCACCACTTCAGGAGATATTACTTGACGCCTTCGGCCTGTCCCTTCACGACTGCGGTCACTTTGCCAGAAGCAAAGGTGGTAGCAGCAGCAGTCATGGTGAGAATGACGTACACGTCCTTTTCGAACTTGATGGGCTGGAAGGCACATACCTTGCGCCCAGCAGCGGTCATGAACGTAGCCGTTGCGCTGAAGTAATCATCCACTGCTGTCGGTCCATCGGCATTGACCGGCGCATAACCGATCTTGGCGGACAGGGTTGTGCCGGTATCCAGGTCATCATTGATGATGTCGAGGTCCGTGACCAACATGCCGGCCGGGATAATCACAGGGCGATACACATCCGCCAGGGCACCAGCGGTCGGGGTAACGGTACCGTAGACTATAGTCCCGTTTCCGTAACCTCCCATGAAGCGCGCCTTGGACGTCAAATCAGGTGCATTGAAAGTTGCCATTGGGAAAACTCCTTGAGAATTAAAGGACTAGCGGGACTATGCCAGCTCCCGCTCACGTCATAATTGATTACAGCACAACCGCGGAATCGACTGCGATCACGCCGAAGTCGGTCGGGACCTTGGTGCCGGTGCCGTCATCGACGGAGAAGCGCACCTTGGAATGGCCGCATACCTTCTCGCCCATGACTTCCAGGTTGCTCTCGAAGTTGTACCAGTGCTCCTTCCATCCGAACTGGATACCGCTGGTCTTGGTCTTGCCATAGGCAATTCCCAGGGCCTGCGCGCCGAGCAACAGCCCGCGCTCGACCGCATAACCGGCTCCCAGCGAACCGTTGACGGTCTGCGCGCTTTCTGTCGCGGTAGCGGCATTGCCAGAAGTGATGATCTGGGTAGAATCACCCGGCATGAAACGGATGGCGCGCTCGTTCTTGATCACCAGGATGCCGTTCCACATTCCGACTTCGCCGGCGAACAGCGGGTGGCGCGTATCGAAATACGCTGCACGGTTCACGGCGTTTTGCTGGAATGCCCGCAAGGAGCCTTCCGTCAGCAGGATGGAATACTGGTTCGGCGTTGCCAGGAAAACCCACATCTTGGAGGTTTGCGCCGCCTTGTCGCCGTCCATCTTGACCGGCTGCAACGGCTGATCCATGTCGTCCAGACGCTTGCGAATATTGTCCAGATGGGCCAACTTGAGCTGATCGGTGGAGGCGATGGAAGCCAGTTGCTGGCCTCCTGCCGTCAGATTCGCGCCGTTCACCACGAAATGCCGGTTGAACGTGGGAGCCTTGACAGGATTGACCATGACAGAAGCGAAGCTCGGCGCACTCTGAAGGGGAATGGTCCAGTCCGTACCTTGCTGCGATCCGCGCGCCCCGGCAAGATGCACCAGAGAAGTTTGCGCGGTCAGGCGGGGGAAGTAACCCGACAGCTCGGCCAGCGCAATTTCTCGCAACTGCCATTTGGTGCGTTGCTGAGACATGCTGCCGCCTGCATCAATGACCTTGCTGGACAAGTCAATTTTTATGTCCATCGAGGAGAACGAAAGGGAGTTACCCTTTCCTTCCCGGTTGACATCGCCCATCAGCGGCTCCCCGCCAACGGTATCGACCAGATCGAGCGACACGGTGTCGCCAGGACTCTTCATCAGGTTATCGATACGCACGATGGGCATGCCAGGGGCGGATTGACCGGCCACCTTACTCATGGCGGCATTCGGCTCGATAGGCCCGACGAGGTTATCCATTGCCGTGGTTGCTTTCAGCGTGTTTGCCAAAAGCGCAGCGCTATACTGCTTGATTGCCAGCGAGCTGCCGCTGGCGATATTGGTTTCAGCCATTTCCTATTTCCTTTTAATCGAGTTCGGCCCTCAAGGCTGCGGCTTTGTGCGCCGGCATCTTCATCAGCTTCGCGGCAAGCTCATGCGGGTTCATGTTCGCAAGTTGCTCTGCCTCGGAAGTGGATGTGACGCCTCCTTGAATATCCGATAGGGTTGTGGGTTTCCGCACCGGAGCGGCCTCTACCTTTGCTTTCGCTTCGGCCTTGGTCTGCTTCGGATCGGCTGGTTTATTCGGTACAGAGGCTTCGGGCAGAATGGCGCGCACCCGGCGGACCACCTCACCGAACCGGTCGGCAAAAGGCTTATTCGCCCATTTGCTGGTGGTCCTGAGGATTTCGTCCTGCTTCATTGCTTCTTCCCATGCTTCCGGATCGTTGCCTTCCCAATGCACCAGGTCGGGGTTATTGTCCTTGGCTTCGGCGATTTGCTCGGCCACGGTGAGTTGCTTGGCGCGCTGGGATTCCTCCCGTTCGCGCTTCAACTCATCGAGTGTTTTTCTGAGTTCTTCGCCATGCTTCCGGCTTCCTTCGAGAACGGCAGTAATGACTTGGTGAACCTCGGGCATGTCGGACTTGAGCTTTTCCAGATGCTTTGCAATGGCGTCATCCGCAACCGCTGCATCCTTCTTGCTGCCAGCCTCATCCTTTGCCTTCAGAAGTTCATCCAGCTTGCCCTGGGCCTGCTGTAGCTGCTCGCGCAGCGATGAGTTCTCAACACGAAGTTCCTTGTGCTTTTCGTAAGGAATAATCCCCTTGCCGTTCTTTGTGAGAACGACCGGCTCTCCTTCCCCCGCGCCGTTAGCCGCGCCTTCCTGTTCTTCCTGTTCGGGTTTGTCGGTTGCCGTTTCCGATGCGCCACCCTTTGTCGCAAGGATCTCCTCGAGCTTTTCCGGATTGGTTTCCAGAGTCTCGATTTCCTCGGGCGTCAGGGTATTGATTTGCTCATCCGTAAGCTGATTCAATTCCATTTTGCCTCTTCCTCCAACTGCGGTATCGTCGTGAGCACGCCGCGAAATGCGGGGTTGGTAAAGACTGCGGTATCGCCGTTAGCGCGAGTTATCCGGAAATTCCGGATAACTGGATTTGATGCTCATTAAAAAAGCCGCCCGGTTTCCCGGAGCGGCTCCTAGTATTCTGATTTAACTGTTTATTTTGCTCTTACAAATAACCTTCGCTGCGTAGCAGAGACATCTTCCACTGCGCCGATATTCGGCTGGCTGTAAAACTGCTTGCCGTAAAAATCCTTGCCGCCCAAGTTGTTTCCGGCCCTTATAACCGCCGGATTGCTCGGCCTGAATTCTCCGTCCAGGTACGGGTTCTCGATTATTGTGCTCTGGAGAACCGCGACTCTTTCCAGTAGCGGGTAGCCGTGAGCAACATTCCTGTCAGCGGAGACTCCCGTCACATCCGGAAAGATGTCTGCGGCATACTGACGGTTGCCGTAATTCTGCAAAATGTTCTGCTTTATCTCTCCGCCGCCGCAATTGGGAAACATCACGATTTCACCGTTTGCCCTTATTCCAACTGGTCCTAAATTATTATTAACAAATGTATTTTTGTTGACCATGCTTCCTTTTGCAGACGCCGCCTGAAATCCTGCCGCCTGGTTTCTCGTGGCAATGCAGGATTCAACGGTATTGTTGTCTCCCAGATTCAAGGAAAATCCGGCGCCTTGATTATCGTGGGAATAATTCCTCCGAAATATCGAGCTATCCGCCCAATTGTCGAATGCGAAACCGTGTCCCTCGACATCCGTCGCCCTCGGATCGTTGAAGTTTCCCCATGCTTCGCAGTCTTCGACCAAGATGTTGTAGCATCGGCCCCAGGCATATCTCACGCTCTGGTTCTTCGGGTCGGTTGACGATCCCACGTTGATGTAAAGCGTGCCTGCCGATACTCCAAACTCGCCGGCGGCGGGAGTCGTGGGGGTGGATATATTCTTCGTCAGTCTCCCGTAGTTGCTTACGTTCGTAATGACGTAGTAGACGTCAAGCTGGTAAACCGCCAGCGCGCGCGACCAAATAGTTCCGCTCGTATTCGTCCAGCCTGAGGTCGTGAACTCCTGCAACCGGTATTTAGATGAGAATCCATGCCCACCTGTCGGGGCGTCAAACCCATTTCCATGGAATTTACAGCGCCGAACTACCACATCGTGCGCCCCGTTAACTATCATGCCGTGCACCGGGTTGCCGAAAAATTCCGAGTCCTCGATCAGATAATCGCCAGTATCGCCAGTTGATGTATCCGTTCCGCCAAAAATCAACCCGCTGCCATTCGGTATACCAAGAGCTGTGGTTGCAGTATTGGTAAAAAAGCACCGTCGAATCGCGTGACCGGAGTTCTGCGTTGACCCTGCCGCGAGCAAGTACAGCGTATAGGTTGCCCGGCCCAGTCCATCGAAGTACATATCCTCGAAGTCGATATAACTCTTCCCGCTGACGTTCAGGACATAGGCGTTATTCAATCCCCCGGTTGGCGGAGGCGTCCATATCGAATATGGGACTTGCGCGACGCCATAGGCCCCATACCGCGTTCTCTGCGTAGTACTTGCCCCTGACCCAGCGCCCACATTCGCAGCCGAGATTACTTGAGTCGTCCCGCGCTTGAATAGATAGGTATCGCCTTGCGCCGCGCCGGGGAAACCAGCCAGCACGAAAGTTTCATAAAACTTCTTTGCGGCGCCCTCGCTCTTGCCGTTGTTGCTATCTGATCCGCCGTCCGAGTCGAAATACCAGACCGTCATCTTTACGCCCCGGCGAAGTGCAGCGCCCTGAAGTATTCCAGCTTGAGCGCTTCACTACCATTGGCCCGCTGGCCGGTGATCTCGACTGTCACATTTACCGAAAAGTCGATGGCGTAGGTCTGCGGCGAGCCGGTCCCGGATGTAAAGTAGTTGCTGTCGTAAGGTTGAACCTGGGATTGCAGCGAATTACGGTTCGCCAGGACAATCAACGGCGCTTCTCTCGCAACAGTCGTGCGCGTATTGTTGTAAACCGTCACGCCTGCGACCTTGACCTTGATAATCTTGTTATTGGCTGAGTTCGTGAACGTCCAGAGCGGCTCTATCTGAAGAATGCTGTTCGGCCCCAGCACCCCGGATTTGATAGTAAAGGACGCCAGAATTTCATCAATATTGGTCGATGCACACGACGCTGCCACCGCGCTGCTCGAGAGCACCTCCACCGGCAGGGCAATGGCTAGGTAATTTACCGCGTCACCGGCATTTATCAGGTCCAATTCGATGGCCTGATCAAACTCTCCGAATTGGCCGGCGCGATACACTGTGCCCCCGACAAACGCCGTATCGATAAACTTGATCATGAGCTTACCCTATTCTGGAATTGGACATTCTGCGAAGCCATGTTGGCCGCAGCGGCACGTTCATCGAGCGCTTGCTTCTCCTGCTGAATCGTGATGTTCTCTGCCTTGATCGTGGCGTCCGTGTGCACTTGTTCGGCCTTGATCGCCAGTTCCTGCTGCCGGGCCTCGATGTCAGCCTTGAGCTTCTCGACCTCGGCCTGCAGCTTCGCCACCTCCGCTTGCTCCTTGCTCATATTGAGCTGGATCATCTGCATCTGCAGTTGCTGCTGCATCTGGGCCATCTGAGCCTGCTGCGCTTCCTGTTCCGGTGTCATCTTCCCAGGAACATTACCCACTTTGCGGCAGAGATCCGCGTATTCATGCCGATTAGGAATATCGGATAACTCGATCATCGCTGGATAAAGAACCGCCTGATACGGCGGTGGAGCGGCCTGCACCATCTGACTGAAGGCCTGCAACTGCTGCGCGCGAAAGCTCGGCGTTGATGGTATGTTTTCCAGCACAACCTTTATCTGGGCAGTAGCCAGGTCATTCTGAACAACCGGACCCTGTGGCGTCATGACCTCGTGATTCAGGTAAATGACCTTCTGCACGCTCCCCTGCTTGACGGATACCTGCATAGGCTTGCCAATCATGTCGGCCTTGGCAAAGGCAAGAAGCTGTTGCCCCACAAGCCGCCGCGCATACCGGAAATTATCGTTCGGCTCGGCCAGCACCGTGGAGCCCTGCTCCACCAGATTGCTGATTGCAACACCGCTGCTGGCTTCGGTATTTGCTCCGAGCATGGCCCGATAAATCCCGCTGACCTCTTCGATCCTGCGCTTGCGCTCCTGCACCAGTTGGAACACTTGCGCGGCCAGGGCGTTATCCGTCGTGACCCTGAACCCGTTGGCGTTCCTGCGCTGGGAATTCAGTATGGTCATCGAGCGTGGGCTACTGATATTGTTCGCCACCTCTTGATAGGTGTTCTGGCTTAGGTCCAGCGCGTCGTTGTCGATCTCGACCCGCTTGGAGTTCAGCACCTCATAAAGCAGGATGTCGAGATCGATTATCTGGTCCTGCGGCCCGCGCATGTCACGGATCAGGCCGTATGGCGTGCGGCTGCGGTCCTTCCGAAAGCACCAGAATGGCACATACGGAAAATTCCCATGCGGCAACGGCGTGGGCACATCCATGAGCTTGTGCGGCCCAAGCCAGATCGATACACGCACCCGGGGAAGAAGCGCTTTCTGCACCTGCACCAAGCCCTGCGCGATCGCTTGCTCATGCAGCGGATTCTGCTCGTTGTACTCAATGGTTGTGCCGATTGGCAGCATCAATACCGGCGCCTGCTCGTGATGCCGATACCACAGCTCGGAGAGGCGAACCATGCCGGAGGACCGGTTCAAGTATTCTTCCTGGCTTTGTCCCCAGGCTTGCTCTACCTCATAAGCCCTGGCCATATTGCTATCGCTGCCGTCATACACATCGAGCGTGCGCCAATTGTTCCAGCTCGCCTGGATCAGATCGGTTTGCTCGGGGAACATGGATGTCGCCTGGTCACGGTCCACCCACTTATCTCGGCGCAGGTAGCGCGCATCCGACAAGTCCGGTTCCCGAGCGGTCCAATCCCAGAATATGTCGTTCCTATGTACTTCCCTGACGCGATACGGATACTTCAGCGGATCGAATTCACGCGATACTTCTACCCATCCCAGGCCGGCGCGCATCATGCTCGAATAGGCGTCCGACATTGCACGATCAGCGCGGCTCTCGGTTTCGATCTCTTTGATCTTGGCGGAAAGAGCCTCTGCAATTTCTGCTTGCTGTTCGTCGTCGGACGTGACCTTGTAATCGGTGCGGGATCGCGCTTCCAGGCCCAGCACGGCGTTAATCGTGGGCTTTACCAAGTTTGAGTCTTGTGGCGGAATTCCGGCCTCTTTCAGCCGCTGGATAACGTCCGAGCGCAATTGCGAACCGTCATAGTAGTCGCAGTCAACCGAACTATCCTCGCGCCATTTGGGTTGCTCCCTTATCGTCCTGCAGATAGCGCTATATGCTTCTACGGAAATATCGGCTGTGATCGGGGCTTGCTGGTTTCCGTTGCTCATTTACCAGCCTTTGTAAACTTGAAACCAACAGCCTTTACCTTTCCGTTGAGGTATTTGCCAACAGAATCGCAGCCGCAAAGGCCGTCATAGACCGACTGTGGAACGCCCTCGTATTCATAAATACCGCCAGAGGTATATTCGACACGAAGCTTCTTGCTAACCGGATCGTAACCGTGAGCCTTTACCTGTGAACTCTTGCAAGACTTCATGACAACGCTCACGAGCGCCACCCGCCAATCCGGATGCCGCGCGCGCTCGATGCCGTCCTGTCTTCCTCGATGGCCACAGCCAGATACCGCAGCGCATCGGCGGAGTGGCTTGACCAGTCATGCAGTGGCCGCCCGGACAGCTCTTTCGTGTCGGGGTTAGTATCAAATCGGTAGTGCCTCAAAGCCTGGATTCCCTCAGCGCATTTTTGCTCATCGAAATACAGCCTGTTAAAAATGGTTCTGACAGCATTGATACCATCCGCGATGGACAGATTCGGAACAATCCTCACATTGCGGCCGGCAGCGGTCATCAGTTCCTCTACACTTCGCCCGGTCGCAATCGTCTTGGCCTTGGCATCGTGCGGCAGCCACACCGTGCCGTACAGATACGGCTTATGCTGCATCACGCCCAGGTAATGCTGGAGCGGCTGCTGAGCTGCGCTGTAATGATCAATGAGCCTGATTTCCTGATTCACTGTCTGAGCAAACCACATGCTGGTGCTGTCAGCCCAGCCGAGATCGAAGAAAACCTGCACTTGCCGGGCAGCATCATATGGAACTGAGCGAATCCGGCCTTCCTCTTGCGCCTGGCGCAATTCCCTGGCATAGATCGCGCCATCGAGCGTTACCCGACATTCACCCTGCCAGATATTCTGGTATCCATCCGGATCGCGCGCCTTGAGTTCGTCCTTTTCCTTGCGAAGCGTCTCGGGAAACCAGGGATTGTCATCCCAGTTGATCTTCACCACCCTGGCATCGCTGGGCGGATTCTTCACGAACCGCTGAAAAGTCTCGTCAGTTTCCAGCTCCGGATTGAACGTCAGCCAGATTTCCGATCCATCTTTCCGAATGGTTGGAATCAGCGTATCCCAGCTGGACTTACTGACTGTCTGCGCCTCTTCCACCCAGACCCGGTCGACGCCTTCGAACGACTTAATTTTCGTGATGTTGTTACGCAGGCCGGCGAACACGAATTCGGTCCTGTTTGCACCCTTGATCGTCGTGTTCTGCACCTCGTAGAATGTTTCGAGTCCGAGTTCCGCAATCTGCGACTGCAGGAGATGGTGCACGGATTCAGTAATCGAGTTCTGAAATTCCCGAGCGCATAAAATGCGAAGAGGGCTCGCGGCCCCCTGTATCAATAATGCCCTGGCGACGCCCCAGCTCTTCGCTCCGCCGCGGCCGCCGTACGCAACTTTGTATCGAGCAGGCTGAAACAGGAATTGTAGCTTCTCGGGGAACTCAGCTTTTACAGCGGTCACACCATTGCCCAAATCACAACCGCGCCAGCAATGCCGAGCAGCACATCCATGATGTGAATCTCGACGCCGCGCTCTCTACCATCACTGTCGATTACACCAAATTCCCAAACACCGAAAAGTTCCCTAAAGTCTTTTATGCTCATTTGATTAATTTTTAAGCGAAAACTGGAAAGTTACTAGCCATGCGGGTTTGGTATTCCTTATCCACTCTTCCAATAACAACCTTATCCACAGAATTTGTGGAAAGAATAACTACTTTTCTGGAACCCAGCCGATGCGGCTTATATGCGCGTCACAAGCCGCGCATTGCAGCAACGGGAAGAAATCGGGGCCGTCATGGATGATCTTAAAAGTCTTGTTGCGGCATTCCTTGCAGGCAGTCAGCGCTTGCGCGTCGAGCATTGCGTTTTTGCTCGAATAGGCCAAATACACAACATTTCCTGCCATGCTAGACCATTGACCGCATCAAAATAATCGATTGTAGAGCGTTGTAGTAGCTCAATTTTTGTGCAATTACGCTATTTCTGGCCATTTGCGGCGACAAATGACACATGGATACCACTTGCCTTTAAGGCATCGTCAAGAGGTGTTTTGCTCTCAATTCCGAATGCTTCACGCTCCATCGGAATCAGGTTCTTCAATGCCTCAGCAAGAGCCTTCATCGTGGCAACTCGGCCAGGGAGGCTTGATGCTTTGCGAAAAGCTTCCAGCGTTTTTGTGGCCAACTTGGCATCAGTCTCTTCTTTAAGAGCGGGGTATACCAATTCTCCTAACGCAGAAAGCAACTCAGGATCCGCTGATTCTCCCTCAAGCTCATTGAGCAGCGACATCGCAAGCTTTCGCGCTCTGGCAATATCTTGGCGATGCCCAAGAATGACATCCTTTTGCGTTTCCGAGGTTGCCTCGATTACCGCCTTTTCGGAAACCTTCTCATCAGCGTTAACTTCACTGTTAACCGCTGCCCTGTTAACCTTTGCTTCCGTCGCTGCCTTGATCTTTGCAGACAGGTCCCGAGTCCACCCTTCACGATCCGCACGCTTCTTTATCGCAACGTGGGAGACACCGTATTCAGCGGACATGACGCGCAGAGACTTTACGCCCGCGCGGTAATCCGCCTCGATTGATTCCCAATCGACGGGTTTCTTTTTCTCGGTCATCGGGCTTCTGATTTGGTGGAGTTGCACCCTTTTACGGCAGCTCTCAGCATCACCTCACATGCGGATCTTTCCTCGATCTCCTGACGCAACGCCCGATTGATCACAATCGGATCATCTGCAGGTGATACCCGATCTACTGCGTAGGCGTCTTTGCATTCCCCAGGCAGCACAACGGAGCAATAGATCGGAATGGGCTTTTCTACTACGCGTGTCTCGATAACAGGTTTGGCGGCACAGCCAAACAGGAAAGCCATGGCGCTTACGGAGAGGATCAGCAAAGCAGCCCGCATAAGCTTACTGATGGCGTTGCGCAACATACTCTCTCTGCTCCTGGATGATGGCTTTGCACTGCGCCTCAGGCTCCGTAGGGACGGGAGGCAGCGCTTTGATACTCGCTACTGCTGCCTTATGCTTCGCAACCAGCACTTCAGCGTCACGCATGGCTGCCGAAGCAGCCTTCTCCCGTTCTTCCACGCCCTTGGTAATCAAGCCGACAGCGGACTTCACGCCCTCGATGTCGGTAGCGCACCGGTCATTCGCTGATTTCAGAGCTTCATTGCTGGACTCCAGGCGAGATATCTCCGCTCCATCCTTCCAGTCCTTCACGGCCCATCCGCTGCCGGCGCCAACCACAAAGATGACGATGGCTATCAAAACCTGAAGTGCAGCACCAGCGAACATTTACGAACATCCATAAAAAAGCCTGCTCAATGGCGGGTATCGAATAAAGTCCGAAAGGACCTGGAATTTGATACTAGTTCTTCTATACTAAAACTTTCCCGTCTCACCCAAATTACATACCTTTCCGACCCTTTTGGAAGTATTCGTCATGGGCCAATTAGTACCCTATATCCGCAATCCGGATGGTTCTCTCATCCGCGTGGCGGATGGTATCTACCAGTCCTCAAGCAAGCAGCTAGACCCATACCTATTCGAGCAGAGGCTGATAGGCTGGCCTGAATCCAGGGTTTTTTGGGAAAAACCGTTTGGCCCCAGTGTGGGAGTAGCTTCTTCAACTGAGGATCTGGGGTCGCTGAGCAATACCGCTACATCAGGCGGCCAATAAAAAACCCAGCCGGTTAGGGACTGGGTTGGAATAAAAAACCCACTGGGTTAGCGGGTTTTCGGGTTTTACCGTGAGAATTTCTCACTCTATAGAATACTTCTATCAGCGCTTCCCGAAAAAAGCAAGCTGATTTTCTGCTTTTTCATCCCACATTCTGAACAAAACCTTTTTAACTTTTAATGGGCTAGATTGAGTACAGCGGTAAAGCATTTTTATTGATAACGATAAACAATATTTGCAAGGAGAAGAGAAATGTTCAAGAAATTAAAAGAAAAGATGGATGAATTAAAAGAATTGTTCGGGGAAAATGCAATGTCTGTAATCATGACGGACCTTGCTGCCATAATAACTGGTTTAATAATCATAACCTTATGCTTTTTTTTGGGTGATAATCTAGAGGATTACTTCTACAATGTTCTTATAACGATACTAGGTATGTTATTGGGATGGGCGCTGGGTATGTTCTTTGCTCCCTATGACAAAACGGAAACAGACAAATTTACTGCTATTGGTCAATCGATTTCGGCCTTCGTGTCGGGGTATGTTGTGAGCAAATTAGATCGCTTTCTGGAAGCAACGATGTTTGTTGACAAGCTCCCATCAGAAGCCACATGGACTCGTTTAGGTTTGTTTTGCAGTTCTCTTGTCCTAACCGTGCTTACTGTGTTTTCTAATAGAAAATATTTTAGCGCTGGAGGGTCTGGAGATGCTGGGGGAGGTGGGGGTGGTCCCTCCGGCGCAGCCTCGCCTTCGGGCTCTGCTACAACCTCAACCCCTACAACCTCAACCCCTACAACTTCAACCCCTACAACTTCAACCCCTACAACTCCTACCCCTACCACTCCTACCCCTTGACAGGTAAACTCCCCCCAGTCCAGCGCTGACTTTCAAGCGCTCAGCGTATTAGCTGAGCGCCACCTGGATTAGATTAACGTCATGCGTAAATACGCTGGCACAAAATCAGCCCATGCCCTTCAAGCTCTCCCTGAATCTCCACCATTGCCCGATCTCCTACCGCATCCAGCACGTCGTAAACCGTGCGGCGGATTTCGATTACCTTCGCATCCCGGCACTTTAAGTCGTACCGGATAGCCCGGTATCCGATGTTCACCCCGAAGTAGCACAGCAGCAGTTTGTACGCCCCGCGGCGGCCGTGTATGCCGGTACCCAGGCTGCAAAATATCCGGTTCATCAGTATCGTGACATGCTCTGCACCCGTCATCCCGCCGAAGCGCGCAGCGATATATTCCCGGCAGGCCGGATCTGGCAACCGCTCAGCAATACCGATGATCGCAGCCGCCTGGGCGTGCTGCTCGTGCACTGACAGCCCCTGTATCGCTTCAGGAGGCATCCTGCGCCCATGCTCTTCCCGCATGCGGTTCGCGCCGCTCAATTTCACAATTGGCCGGTTGACGGTTTCGTATGCCCAGGCCAGGGCGCTATGGGCGCTGTGAAACATCAGCATCCTCCTTTCGCGGTTTTGATCTTTGATCGGACAATCTTTTCTTTTCGCACACCGGGCAGCGCTTGTGCGTACGCCGGCCGGATGAGCTGTATCGCCATTTCCAATCGCCAGTGTCCGGCCGCATTTGGCAACATCCAGGGCAGAATCTAAGCACGGAACCCTCCCCTCTTCGCGATCTTCACAAGCGCCTTGAAATGAACGGACTTGCTTTGCCGGTAGAACCCATCTTTTTTGGCGCGTGCGCTCACCTTGGTTTTCAACTTGTGCGCCTCGGCCTTCTCGCGTCGTTCGGTTTCCGCCAGGAGGCCATCCCCTATCACCTCAGGATTCCGGTACTTCCAGCTTTCCATGGGAACAGGGAATTTCATCTATCCTCCGAAATAGCGCGATTGGTCAACGCCAACAAACCGGTTTCATCCAGTTTCCACATGCGCTCGAATCCACGCCTATGAAGCCCATGCACGCCGGTCGCACCCTGGTGATGCTCAGGACATAAAGGAGAAACAGCAAAGTCATCAGCAGGCACGGTTACGTGATGCACACTTACCGGGCGCGTCTCAATCCCGAGTTTGTACATGCACACCACGCAGGGAAGCTGCGCAACTCGATCCATGTGAGCTTTAGCTGCCTTGCTCACTCGCCAAACCCTTCCAATATCGAGTCCATCATCTCGTATGCCTGATCCTTGCCGAGATGTTTCCAGAGGTACGGGGCGGCGTGCTCACCGCGCAGGAACTCGATTACCTGGGCGTGAAATTGCCGGAACTCCTCCTCGTCGGCTTTGGCGTATGAGATGCTTTTCGGCAGTGGCACTATTCCGCCCTTGGCGCCCGGTACCCACACAACCCAGGCCGCTCCAATCTTTATCCAATCCCTGAACATCTCGAAGTCATTGAAGCGTTCTTGCGCATCAAAAAGGGTTTGCTCGATCTTCATATGGCGCCGATGGAACGGACCTGAGCGCGGGAATACCATCTCCACCGCGGCCATTTCCCCGGGCTCCATGCGAGTAATCCGCTTCCAGAAATGCCGCCAGGCTTTACGGTCATCCTTGCTCGCGCCATCGACGGCACCGAACAGAAATGAGCGCACGGCTTCCAGCACACCTTCCTTCGGCATCTCCATATCAGTGCGGCAGATAGTCATCTTGGCCATGTCAGATTGACTCATCCAGAAACTTTCGAAGCTCATTTTTCGCCCGAATCATTCTCTCTCCGCGCTTTCCGTTGGGATGCATTACGATGTATGTAAGCCACTCGTATGCATCCTCAGCTGCCGCTTCCAGATTGAGGGGGTTACCTTCTTTATCCCATTCAGGGGCTACCTTTTTGTTGGCGTCAACAATATGGTCGGTCATGGCTTATCCTTACCCACTTGACCTGATACCCCTGTGCCTTTGCCAGCTCTATAGCTTTTTTATCAGGCCATCCAAGTCCTATCCTCCACGCGTCATCGGCGTTTTTAAAAGCAGTGTCGGCCAGCACGTTCCCGTTAGGCCAGATCATTGCCCATGCGCCTTTAATCATGATTCCAACTCCTGCACATGAATCATCGCGCGCGCCTGCTCGGCGTAGCGCTTCCGCACCGTAAGATCGACCACCTGCTTATCATCTTTCCAGACAATCTCATTACAGGCATCCAGAGTCAGTTTCGCGGAATTGTCGAGGTCCGGTTTGGATGTAGGGAAGATTCCGCCGTTGAGCGCGTTGCGCTGCTTCTTCTGCGACCAACTGGCAGGAGGCGTCACATACAGGCCGATCCATACCGATACAGCTCCATCTATCACCGCCCTGCCCTGCATGGCTTCAGCAGCTACCAACTTCACCAAGTTTTCGTAACTGGCAGTTTTTTCCGGAGTGTATGTAGCGACAAAATTGCCGCGGCGCGCGAAACGAGGGCGACCTTTCCCAATAGGAACCCCAGGAATCGTGAATTGGATATTCATGCCACCACCCCCGGGCTCACGAACTTCACCAGCAACTCTGTCTGCTCCTGGTCCAACTCAATCGGATCGGAACTCAACCCGAATAGCATCAACGTGCCATCCGACGTGCGCGCCAGGCGGAAACGGGATTTGGTCGGCAACCGATTGGTAATGACCTTTTCAACGATGTCATTAACATGGTGAGTTACCGCATTGAAGGTGATCGGCAAAACACTTTCTATCTCATCGGAAACCGTGTCATTCGTGGATTTCAACCCGTTCGGCTTCCCGGTTTTAATTCCCTCGAATTCGGGGGAATTAACCACTCCATTCCTGCGCCCATCAGCAAGGAGCATTTCAGGCGTAACACCCGGCGCGAGCGCATAAGTTTTATTCGCAACACCACCAGTAATTACGATGAGTCCGCGATCAACGTGATTCCTGATGAACGGCTTGATCGTGTTGGCCCCGGAAATGCGAATAAGGTCTTTCCCTGAAACACTTCCTCTCTCAGAGATGGTTTCAAGGATGATGCGGGACTTGCTTTTCTGCTCCATATGTCGAGTCTCCGGTTCTTTGGTGGTTGGCGCATTCAACCCTGGCGATATGTTGTCCGTGCGCAGCGGCGCCGGCGGGCTGATAGAGAACTGCTTGAAACTCACCTTCTCCGGCACGCCGGTGGGCCACACCATGATTTGAGTTACACCATGCTTTGAAACGATGCATTTGTTTATGCTGCGCGCGGCATACATTTCCTCGACAAGTTCGAGCAGCGGGCCCATGGCCATGCAAGCCTTTTCCCTGAGAACGCGAAGTGGCATTGGGTTTTTGGAATCGGATCCAGAGAGCAGAGAAAGAATCTTGTCCGACGTCATCACCCCTCCCCTTTCTTCAATCGAAACATCGTGCACCTTATTCCCCATCTCTCGCCGAGATCACACCGCTTCGCGCCGCGTACCGAGAATTCATGGATACAGCCGGAGCAGGAAAGGATGGGGCGAGTGGTTACGAGGAAACGATTCATTCCGCATCCCCATCCCAGTCGAACGCACGTCGCCCGGCCTTGTCGAGCAAGGCATGCCATTCACGTTTCTGCAATGGAAACTCACCGGTGGTGGCTGACTCAATATTGCTCGTTGCGACATCAATTGCTTCAGCGGCCTCCTCTGAATTCCACCCAGCAATATCCAGCACCTTCCTGACCGTTTCTGGCGTCTGCTTCATCTCTAGGGAAAACATGCAGGGATGACCTGAGGTGTAGCCCATTACTCGGCCGCCTCTTCAGTTTGAGAAATGGCTTTTAGGGCGAGCATGCTTTTTAGTGCTGCGATATGCTTGAGCCCTTTTGCGGCATCTAGAGGCTTTTGCTCTTCCAGTTGCTGCTGCCTGTGCTCTAGCAAGAATGGGTGATTTACGTTCCCTGTGAGCTGAAGCAGTTGTGCCTTACTGTCGGGAGAAAGCAGGCAAAGAGAGTGATCAAGGCTCAGCTTGCCTGTACGCACCGCTTCGGCTATTGGATGAGGCCGCCCTTCCTTATCGTGGCCCAGAGAAACAAACCACTTCGGCTGAATCTTCTTTTCCCTGGCATCAGCAACAATGCGCGCATATGCATCTTTGAACGCCATCCTGGCGCCCACCTTATCGCCATCGTTCAGTAGAGGTCTCGCTACCTGCATTGCCTCGCCCATTTGCTCGGTAATTACAACCGTATCGCTTTCCGGCCTGCTCATGAGCGCCCAGGCCTCATCTGCTCCCGGCATGCCATCCGCTGCTTGAACCCTTTCAATAATCGCAGCGAGGGTCAACCGTCCGCTTAATTCGCGCCGGCACCGTTTGATAGCTGCCAGCACATCGGGTAATTGATACTCGGACAAATCCTCGGCCATCAGCATCAAAGCGGCGGGCTGTAACTGCGTTCCCATAACTTCAGCTGTCGCGCCCAGGTTTGTGAGAAGGATTTCCATTTCAGACTGTTGCATGCTGCTTCCTTTTCATCATTTCGATTGCCTGGTTCACTGAATCGAAGTTGCTTGCCGTGCGGTCAAGCTGATTTGCTCGGGTGGCTGTCATAGCTCTGCCCGTAGCCCATTGAGTTCGTAAGCCCTCGGCGTCTTTCAGCAACAGGAAGACCGGATGTGTTTTTTGAACGTAAAACTTGTCGTTGTGAGAAACGAAGAAGGCAGCGACATGCGGCGCTTCCTCGTATGGAAGTTTCTGGACGAAGCTTTTAATCGACGAATTTACGGCGGCATTGCGGACTGGTTCTACTCCGTATCGGGAGAAATAAGCATCGCAGTAGCTTTTCCATGTAGCTCTGCAAGCTGCCTGCAATTCGGTTTCAGCAGAAGCTGCAACCTCGCCGGATTTATCCGGCAGAGAAATATCTGTTAATTGGTTTGTTCCCTTGTCTGTTGCTTTTATGCGTGTAGTCGATTGGGCTACGGTAGATGTAGCCGGCTGGGCTACACTTGGAGCAGCCTGTTCGGCTACGGTAGTCGATTGGACTACGGTAGCCTGTTCGGCTACTCTTTTTGTTTTTCTTGCTTCGCTTCTTTCTTTGTAAACGATAGCCAGGTCGGCTACTGTTTCTGGAATGACAATCGTATAGTTTGTAGCTTTACCGTAACCGCCCGCCCCTTCCTTTTTAAGCCACCCAAGCTCAACAAGTTTGGTTGTTGCTGCGCTAATGTTTGACGGATGCATTCCGCAGCGTTCTGAAAGGGCTTCCCGATGAGGAAAAATAAGGCCAGTTGTTTTGTTGCGGAACGAGAAAAGCGTTACCAAAACACGCATGGTTTCCAGAGTGAGGCGGTTGTCCATCATTACCTCGACCGGGACTATCGCAAATGGATGCGCCTGCTCTGTAGCGTGCTTCATGCTATGGCCTCTTCTTGCTCGAGGCGAGTTTTGTTTTTGGTAGGATGTTTGGCTACAGATAAAATCACCACCGACACTCCCGTCCCAGCGAACTCGCCTGAATAAACGCCGGACCAGGAAAGATCGCACCCGGGTAATGAAACTTGGTTTTTGGCTGAGGCCGGCAGCACAGCCACAAGTCGACCGCCGCGTTCCAGAAGCCCATAAGCAGATTCAAGGTGTGCTTGCCAGCGCCCCTCAGAAAAAGGAGGGTTCATGACGACCCGGGTAAACGAGCACGCATGCTTTCGTTCTTCCGCCCACTTCAGAAAATCTGCCTGCTCAACGTCAAAGCCTTTGAACTCAAGAATCTTGCAATGTAGGGCAGACAGTTCTATGCAAGTGGTACGGGCTACTGGAAGAAAATCTGCTAATCCACCCTGCCCTGCGCTGGGCTCAAGTATCGAATCTGAGGGCCCAATATCAGCCAACTCGATAGCCTCTCGCGCTATCGACTCCGGTGTGGGGTAATACTGGTGCGATTTTTGATCCGGTATGCAACCTGAGTTGATGATTTCAGCGACGACATACTTCGCGTAATAACCGAACTCGATGTCACCTGATCGATTAAGAACTCCGCCGACGGAAATCAAGACGCGAAGCGCTTCCTGGTATGCCGCACAATTGCGGTCTTTCACATAGCCGAAAGAAAATGTATTTTGATTGCCGCGAGAAAACCCGCCATTGGATATAAATTCGAGTACCGCAAACGGCAGAGGACGCACCATTACAGTGAATGCCTTGATCTTTTTTTTAGGCTTGGTACGGAACTCTGACGGGATCGCATGTGGGTATAGACTGGCAAGCACTGAATTCAGTCTCCATGCCATCTCGGGATGAACTTCAAGATGCGCCGTGCCCTTCTTGTAGAGCCGAATACGCAGCGCCCCGCCATCAACCGTATGCCATTCACCGGTATTGGATTTCAATGTATCAATGAGCCGTGACGAGGCGTAATGCTTCGGCATATCCCGCCCCATGAACTTTGCTATCACGCAGCGCAAATCATTGATGTACCCGTTCTTGTCGCCGTAGTAACTGGTCATGTAGCTGATGATCATCCGCTTACCGAACGCTGCGGGAGAGTTGGTTACATGCAGTCCAGAGAGGTTACGGAAGATGCCGTCGACACGCTCAGCCAGAAACTTGGATCGCATCGAAAGCAATGATTCGATGGTGGGTCTCACCGCTTCTTCGGTGAAGTCAACGCACTTCATTTCACGAATTTGATTGTTCCATTCGTCCCGGCGCGCTTGCGGCATGCAGTCGTAAACATCCGTCATATCGAGCGTGCGGGACCAGAAATCTGAATTCAAAGCCGCATAAGCGGTCTTCTTCTCAAAAAGCTTTTGCACCGATGGCGAGTACCGAGAATCCTCCCGGCATCCATCAATGAAATACCGCATACAGCCGCCAAGATCCCCAGCCACTATTCCCGCTATCTGATCGATGTAACCGCGGCGAAGTTTGTAATCGGCAAGCAGGTTGTCCAGTAAATCTGATGATGCCGGCGCAAAGAATTCTTCTTGTTCGAACCCGATGTAATCCTGGTTCTCTGTAGGGGCACTGATCCGGCTATGCTCAGGGGATGAGCACTCAGCGCTGCGGTGTGAGGGTGCTGCCATGAGGTTCATTACGCGCCGCCTTTCATTGAAAATCCCCGAGCATCTTCGCGAGGTTGCGCAAGACTTGTGCAGGATCGGCTGTATTTTTTCTCCTCTCACCGTGTGACAATCTGGTCATCTCAACAGACCGCCGATCAGCAATGATCAGGCTTCGGATATATGAGCTATGCGATAAATCCAGTTCTTCCGCACGGGCCTTGCTCCAGTTATGTTCGTCGGCGGAAAGCATTACCGTGTCGCGAATATCGCGGTTGTCGTGTCGGCTGAACAACGGATCGTTTTCGTCAACCATGATTCAATCCTTTAAAAAACCCCTCCCCGTCGGGAGGGACAAGCTACTCCGGCACAAGAGGGAAAAAGCCGGAGCAGAACAGAAAAGGTGGAGATTCCTGCTGTGGTAGAGTCTGATTTCCACATCAACTTCAATCACGAAAGGAACCTCCATGAGCGAAAGCAAAACTATTCAGGCTCAGAATTTGACGCTGATGATTTACCTGCACGACGGGCAAGAAACGCTGCTGGCAGAATTCTGGAGAATTTGGCAACCACCCAGTCGCGTGCTGCACGAATGGCGCGACGGCGTATTTCTGCTCGCACAGAACGCAATACTTTTCGATCAAGCCAAAGCTCATGATGTGCTTGTTCGAGTATGTCAGTCTCAACTGGCGAAAAATCGGGCGTATCTCTTGATTCCGGTCTCTTCGACGGACGGCTGGATAGCGGGAGGTACACCTTCCGCAGAGTCGAAAGCCATCCTAGAGCGCCTTTCGGTTCCAAATCCGGGTTTTTACCCTTCCTCATGATGAGATACAGTTCATATCCCAGGCTCACGCAACCTCCGGGGAGTTGAGTGCCACGCATTTGAGAAAATGAATTTCCATGGATAAAAGAAAATTTTTTGTTGCTATATTCATTGATGTCCCAGATAGCTCGTACGCCAGGTTATCGGAAGCATTCAAAGCGCTCTCCGACGATGACTATGAGATAGTTCACCTTCACAGAACAGGCGCCTTTTTTCTGGTAAATACCAGACACGACGCAAACAAAATTGCATATGCAATTTCAGATTTTGTGCGCGCGGATGACCGGCACCTCATCATTGAGTGTTCCGGTGATTGGTATACGTACGGTCTGAGCAAGGCGGCGGCGTGGCTTCAGCGCCATCACACCCAAAAATGAACCGCATCTGAGCCTTCCGTATCGGATCGCTGATGAAATCGCAGAGCCGGGCAAGCCAGGCAATGGGACTGCGAAAAAGAAGCCAGCCATGAAAGCGTTTCATGCAACCTCCGGGGAGTTGGTGCACAGCTCGGTAGCGATCAACGCCTCACGATATGGAAGCCAATGCTCTATATCCGTACTTCCGGGAAAGGAAGTTGAATCTACCTCAATACCAAGGAGGGAAAACAACTTGAGAGCAGCGGACTTGTTGCGATACGGAGGATGATTGTTTTGGAACGCAAACTGGAAATACCCTTTCTTTGGAATAGCTGGGCCTCGTCTCAAATTGCAAGAACGGCAGACCGGGTCCACTTCCAGCGGCCGGTTGTAATCCCTATGGTCATACTCGACGGCTTTGTTGCCACAATCGCTACATTTAAATTGCGTGGGATGCTTGAGAGCGCCAGACTTTATGGCGCCACAAACCTGAGCCATAGCGCCGGCGCCGCCATGATCATGAAGGAAATATTTTCCCGAATAATTGATCGATGTCCTGCACGAAGAGCAACGGAAATATTGAGAACCTCCCCTAGCTCTTTCTTTTGTTCCACAAACACGGCATTTATATGTGCCGTACGCACCAATTGGGCGACCGAGCTTTACAGATGTTCCGGTCACGCGGCCACCTCTTTCCTTGCACAAACTTCGGAGTGCAAAGCCAGCAAGGCTTGCGCATCAGCGAATTTGAGATCCGTTTGTTCACCACGATAAATATCGGAGACCCATGATTGAGCTCTAGCCAACCGTGAAGCGATTTCGACTTGTGTCCAGCCTGCCGACACGATCTCGATCATTATTTGTTGAAAATTTGGATTCATAGTTATAAGAATATCGCTTACGCGATTATTTGTCAATCGCCTATGCGATCATTTTTTCTATCACAATTGCGATAATGGATACGTTAGGGAAAAGACTGAAAGCGGCTAGAGAGACTTTCAAGCCGAAAAAGTTAACGCAAAAGCAGGTTGCGGATCGGGCAGGTATCGCCCAAGCAACGGTGGCCGATATAGAGAGAGGAAGAAATGAGACTACGACAAAATTACCAGATCTTGCCTATGCGGTGAGTTGCTCGTTGAATTGGTTGGCCACCGGCAAAGGGGAAATGAGGGGTAGCGATATACCAAGTAAACCGAGCGATGGGAACAATCAAACGGAACCAAACCTCACCGATGAGCAGCAACATATCCTTTCGGTGATGGAGGCCATAGGCCCAGAGGCCAGAAAGGCCCTTCTTCAGACGGCGTCTCTTCTCGCCAAATCGCATCAGTCAGTAGTGACTACCACGGAAAAACCACATCCCGAGCGCGGTGTAATAACTCCTTCCAAGAATATAAAATATCCGCCGCTACCGGAAAGGCGGATTCGGAATAGGAGGGAATCAGATGGCTGAGAGGGAGCCACCATTAAAGCTAGTACACCCAGAAATATCGCATGATACGGTGCAAGCCCTGGAAACTCTTTTGACGAAAGCGAAGGAG